TAACGATGATTGGGGCGGTCATAGGTATATTCTAGCGTAAAGGTGGGTAGAGGGGCGTTCTAGGGGCTTCTACGTGGGTCTCGGAGTTTAGCAAAATTAGCCTTAAATTCAGCAAGCTCTTTACCTTTCAAGGTTTTAATAGTTTTGTTGTACCACCAATCATGTGCTTTATAAGCAATGTCCCTACTAGGTATAGCAATTTCTTGTAAATACCTATCGTAAGCTTGCATTAGTTCGTCAGCAGATGTGACCTTATCTAATCCGTAGCGTTTAATCATTTCTGGACCTGTTCTACTACCATACTCCAATCCGGCTTCTTTTAAAAGATTATGTAAAGCCATAGGATCTTTTTTAGCAGTGGTATGGGTAATCTCTCCCATATCAAGTAAATTTTTTCGCACATTACCAGGGACAAGATCGTACTTTTCAGGCCAAACAAAGAAATTAACTAAATCATCCTTGTTTGCAACTCCTTCATTCATTAAACGCATTAAAGTTTCGACAAAAGGTTTTGTTTCTGCTTTAGCTAAAACATGGTGCTGTTGAGCCTTTTTTAAAACATCATAAGGGTCTTGAGGCCTAGCCTCTTGTAATGTTTTAAGCTCCCCACGTTTTCTAGTTTGTTTAGAATACGGAGATTCTTTTAATCCCTCAAAAAAGGAGTAAAGATCTTCAGGATTGTAGTCAAACGTTGATAAGTCACCTTTTCTAATTGATTGGATTTCAGATATTTCTTTTTTTAATTTAGCTTCACTGATGTTTCCAGCTTTATAAGATTCTTTTAAAGTGTTAATGACTTCTTGCCAAGCCGATTCTCTAGCTTCAAAACGCTCAACAGCTGGTGCATATTTTGGATCTGCTGCAGAACCTAAACCCGCTTTAGGTGAAGTCCATTCAGGTGATGTAGTGGACATAAATACACTACCACCTTTTATATTAGGTCGAATAGATACAGGAGTAGACATAGGAGCAGCTCCAGCCAAAGCAGGTACCATACCTGTAGGTGGAGTCATTAGATCATCTGCTAAATCTGCTAAACCTCTAACACCTGTTTTAACAGCTTGTGTGACAGCAGGTTTAGTTGCAGTAAACCCTGCTTTTAATACTTTACCTGTACCTAAAGTTACTAACTCATCAGTAATAAAACGGCTTGTGTTAGTTCTTCGGCTAACTTCTTCCATAAAATCACCAACAAAGTTGACTCCACCTCTTACAAACTGCAGACCTGCCACAATTTGCTGTTGTTGGTACAATGGGAGCGAATAATATGCTTCAGCTGCTTGGGCAGCACCTGCTTTAGCAACATCTACAGCAGTCTGTTTAATCGGTTCGGGGATGCTTTTAATAACCTGACCAACACCTTGGGTAATATCACCCATAATACGTTGCCCAGTAATCTCACCAAACCTAAACTCACCTTCTTTTTGTAATTGATTGTAAGAAGCTTCAGACTGCCAACCGTAATTCTGACCAGCCCATTTAACAGGCTGACCGTTTAAAACAGCAGGTGTACCTATTGGACGTACTTCTTCATTACGTTGAGCAGCCGGTACACCTTGAAGTTCTTGAGAACGACCTTCAAAGACACGACCACTCCAGTCAATAACTCTTCTGCTTTGTCTAACAATCGGGTCTAAAATTTGACCGGCTAGTGTTTGATAAGTGTCCTCTTCATTCATTATTGAATATGCGAAATGATTAATTGTTCACGTGGTGTATGCCCAAACGTCTGCCTCATCCACGTGAGCCAGTTATTCGTTCCTTTGTTCTGATTACATTTCCTGCAGGATGGAACCAAGTTTCTTGTGATAGTTTGTCCTCCATTAAAACGAGGTATAACGTGATCAAGAGTAAGTTCATTAAGTTCATAAGTTTCTCCACAATAGACACATTGACAATTGAAGTGTTCCTTAATGGCTTTACGCCACATCCGTTTAGCTTCGGGACTTGTCATGGTTATTAAATTTTGCAGGTAGTGATCAGGACTTGGGAAAAGCGGGGTCATGCTTTCTTGCCTTTACGGGCTCTGTTTTTAGAAGCAATTTCTAGGACTGTAGATCCATCCTTTTTATGGGATACATCTTTACCGTCACCATTCCCGTAGGTTCCACGCTTTCTGTTTTCCTTATTAAGCTCAGTACGCTTTCTAATTTGTAGTTGACTAGAGTCATATTTCTTTTGATATGACTTGTAGTTACCGTTAGCATATTTAGGACCGCTGTATTCAGACTTTCGGGCCATAAAGCCTCCGTTGAACAAGTTCAGGATCAATTGCTGGCAGAATGTTTGCCAATTTATCTAGGGAGTTACCTTCAAGAGCAACACCACTAATGTCATTTTTAGCCAGCCAGTCACACGCAGCCTTAAGGTCTTGTGTGCTGGCTTCTCCAGATTTGATGCGCTGTAGGAACTCAGTTGTTACGAGGTTGTGAAGCTCGTTAAACATGTCCTCAGATGCCTTTTTCTTAGACATTTTTCATTATGATTTTGTCTAGTTTGTCTTCGATACGATCCATGTGTTCTTCCATCTTTGCCATCGTCTTTTCTAAGTCAGACTTTTGGACATAAGAGGAGACTACACGGAGTTCAAAGGTGTCCACACGCCTATCTATTTCAGTGATACGGGCGTGGACAGTGTTAATACGGCTGTGTAGGCGGTTAGTAAGAGCGGTGATGCCAGCAATGATTGCTACTGCACCGGATACAATCGCTTCAGTCATGTCTGTTGCATTGGTCGAAAGGTCATAAACCAGCCGGAACCTGACCCTTCAACTTCCCAGCGAGGTAGCCAGTTCTTCCACGAGTATTTGACGGACTTACCGCCTTTGCCAATAGTGACGTAGCCACCGTTGACGTTATCCATTTCACCGTATGGATCATGGAAGATACCTTTGTCCCCTTCATCGCCAATAAGCAGCATCCAATGACCACCGCCACGTGGTGAGGAGACGTGTCCTTTATGCAGGATGCCTGTCGCTACAGGAAAACCCATGTTGAGTTCATTGAGAAGCGTATCCTTTGTACCTTTCTGGGAGAAGGTAGCAAGAACACCGTACTGCTTACAGGCTTTGAGATGGGAGGTGTATTCAGTTGTATCACCGTATTTAAGGACAGTCCTTAGATAATCATCATCTGCATTACTACCTTTCAAGGCATCAGGACGGAGATACTTGATTGCCATAGCACACGTAGAGCTAAAGCACATCCGATCTCCGTGACCTGTTGCACTATCAGTTTGAGGGTAGTACTGCTTAACTTGCAGCAGTACCATGATGATTACTTGAGAGTATCTTTAATCTGTTGAAGCTTGTCGTCTTCTTTACGGAGTGGCTTCAGAGCGTTGATACCGCCAACAATCAGTTGGACAACGCTGTTGGACTTAAACTTAGATGCACCGACAATTTCGGAGCCAAGAAACAGTCCAAAAAAAAGAAGGGTCTCATAGGAGACTTTGATGCCAAGGATGGTAAGCATAATTAGTTACCTAAAATAAGGTGGTTAGTTACCAAGGCAGACCAGCAGCCTTAGTAGGTGCAGCTTGTTCATCAAGTTGAACTTGAAGTGCTGCTTCAATTTCGGCAACCTTTTCGTCACCGAACTGTTCTTTAACCCAGCCAATCACAATTTCTTCAGTAAGATCAGCAAAGGGGGTAGTCACTTCACCGTCAAAACCAAGAGAACCATAAGCACCAGCAGAATAGGTGCCGTTTTCAGCAGTAACGGTATAGTGAACGGTGTAAACCTTGCCATCAGCAGTAGTGCGTTCAAGGTTATTAACTTTCCAAGTAAAAGTGGTCATTACAATTTAAAAGGTGATTTAGGCCACACAACCAGATGAGGTTCAGTGTTAGGAACACTGGTTTGAGTATCCTCGTCATAGACAGTGGCAGGGTTAGTAACAAGAGCCACGAACGTTTCAAACGTAGTGGTTTGTTTAATTTGATCTTCCCGTAGACCACTGGTAAGGCGAACCTCATCGCGGTACTGCTGTACCTTGGCGGGAACTTCAATACCAGCGTCTGATTTACGGGTGATGTACCAGTCGGTAGGAGCAAACAGAGATGCTGCAATCTCCTTTTGTTGAGCAATCCATTGGGTCTTGAGACCACGGTTGATGATCTGTTGACCGTCAGCGTCAAGCACTGGGTCACCGTTCTCATCAACTGCAGGCTCGTCTTCCAGACGCTTAGGAATGTTGTGGTCCCAATAGAAACGTGTATCTACTGGTTCTGGATCAGGAACCCAGGTAATACCAAGTGCAGCTTTTTGTTCTTCCGTAGAGATACGGAGAAAGTTAGAAGGGTATTGGTTGCCGTCCGCATCACGGAAAGGCTGATCAACAGCCAACGGCTTACCGTTAATTAGAAATCCCATAGTTATTAGTTGTTTGTTTCTAGTTTATCGGGCGTTGGCGTATTTAAAGGGCAGCTCGGCAAAAGCGGCGAATATATATGTATAACCGCTATTTACATAGTCCCAGTTGTAGCGCAGCTTGAATCCATTAGAAAGAAAATCGACGTAGCCGGTTGCTCCA